CCCTCTGCATCCTAGCCTTGCGAGCAGAATCAATAGCCCCGCTGATTAAAGCCTTAACCGCCATTGGTCAATTCCTTCAGCAAGTCATTGAGGCCCGAAGTGACTGACTCATTTTCAATGTTCTGGGCCTCTGTTGTTGCCTGAATATTCCTGATGTCAGCAATTGTCTTGAGAGTATCCACCTGAGTCTGCTTGTCTTTAATGTCCAACTCACGCATCTTGACCTCATGCGCCCGGACACCCTGATCCGCGTCCAAAGCTGTCTTCATTTTACTAGACTCTAGGCTTGCCTGTGCTTTAGCCATCTCAGCCTCAGCTAGGGCGTTCGCCGGGTCTTGTGCCTGTAGCTGCTGTATCATCTGCGTCATCTGCTGGTTCTGAGCAAACAAAGTAGACTCCTCAACCTCTGGATTATTAAAGTATAGGTCTACGTCTTTAAGACCTACCTCTGTGATTAGCTTAGACATGGTGTTATACATTTTAGGTTGGTCTGACAAGACTAGCCCAGCTTGTAAGAACTCTATCTGTCTCTGTAGTACAGCGTTCAAGTTGGCAATCTTCTCCTGCCTATCACCTGCTCCGATACCCACATCAATGCGGCAAGCAGTGTTGCTGCTCCACATTCTAGGGTTAATCTCTAACGGCCTACCTGTGACCATGATTTCTTTAACGGTGTCCTGATAGCGTGATAACAGGTCTACAGTCTTTTCAAATAGCGTCCTAACGCCACCATTGGCAAAGATTCGGGCGATCAGATCAAGCCTCTGTTGAGAGGCGTCCTTCATCCCTAGAAAGCCCGTAGCTGTGTTGTTTAGGGCGTTAGCGTCCAAGCCCTGACCATTTCGGGTAACACCTGTACGGATTTCTTTCTCCATGTCAGTGTATTCGAGGGCTGACAGTATGCCCTCAAGCATTGGGACAACTTGAATCATTTGAGCGTGGCCAGAAACGTCTGGGTTATCAGTGTCAACACCGACCAGACCGCCAGCCCGTGGGACTAGCAGATCATCCAAATCCACTTGGTTACTGTGCAGGATTCGAGGGTAGTTAGATTGATACACGTTGTTCAGCATCTGCCTGACAAGGGTAGACTTGCGGAACTGTATGTCTGCCACTTGTTCAGCCGGGCATGTGCCAATCGCTCGGTGCGGAATGGGAATAGGTACAACCACAGCAAAAGGATGGTCATCTACTGGTTCTTTGCTGAGAACCTCATTGCCAGCGTAGAACACTTGGTACAACTCAGAAATACCATCATCATTAACGTCGATGCGACAGTAATACTCACCCAAATACACAATATCATTAGCATCGTGATTAGATGTATTAACGTCCTGCCAATTGCCCTGATCATGGTATCTGGCGTTCTTTTGACCATTAAACTCGTAATGCTCGTCTGCGGGTAGGTCATCAACAATATCTCTATCAAACCCCATCTCAACAAGCTGTGACCTTGTTTTGGGCGATCTGTGACCAATAAACACGGGGTCATCAAAACTTCTAGCGGTGCGAGATATTAGGAACTCTTCTGGCGGTATGTTTGCGTACTTTACCCCAGATTTTTCAATCTTCTGAGTAGTCTTACAGTCGTAAGTGACTATGCCGAACTCATCGGTTTCCATCTCTACCTTGTCGATGGTTACGCCTTTAGTGCTAAGTAGCTTCTGATACTCGATCTCGGAAAGCCCCTCATACTTCTGGTTTGATGTGGACTCTGTTTCCTCCCAGTAGACCTTCACTGTCCCGGTAAACTGCAATAAAGCATCTTTGAACATATTGTGTAGGATTAAGACACCATCATTCTCTTGGAGGAAAACGTGGTTAGAGAGCGCCGTCTTTTGTTTGGCCTCTTCGTCGGCTTGCTCAGTGTATCCTGTGAAAGATGCGACCTCTTTGCCTTGAGTAAACACCCGTAAAAGGCTGGGCAGCATCCATTCGATTGTATCCGCGACTTCAGTTGTGACTGCGCTAGACTGGCCTTCGACCTCATCCCCGTATGGCTGTCCGTTGTAGTAATCCATCAACATTTCGCGCTTGCTAGCAATCTCGCTTTCATAACTCAGCGCAGAGTCCAGCTCGCTTCGTATGATTGAGCCTATGTCGGAATCAGATAACATTGTTTGTCCTTTATGCAATTGCAAGTTTAGGCTGCAATTTTCGCTTTTTGCGAGGTTCTTTTGTCAGAGATGGGAACAGCTCGGTGAAGCCCCAAATCATTGCATCAGCCCGGTCAGGTGATCTCAAGCCTGTGTATCCTGAAACACTCATCGCACATAGCTGGTCTTCTAGCTCTGGGAAGTAACCAATATGGTGTATTTTACCCTGCTCGTAGAGGGCCGCTATTGGCTCTGCCCTGACGACCTTACCTCTAGTGGCCGTAACCTCATGGTATGGAGCCTTCTGGTCAGAAGCCCTAATAACCGCCTCTACCATCGCGCCACCGTAGTTCTTTTCGGCTACAATCCTGTCGGCTGAATGGCGGTGATAAGCGTCTGTTGCTATCTTGCCCCACTCACTAGGCCCGTATCGGCCTGATAAATCCTCAATCAGATAACCGTGCCCATCAGTTCCAAGAGCCGTTACCGTAATACCTATCTCGTCGGAGCGTGTATCTTCTGGGCCACTGCAACCACTGGGGTCAACAGCTACAACGATTCTTAGGAAGTCGGGTAGCTTCTCCTCAGCTCGCCCTAATCGCCTGTTCTGAGCTAAGACCTCATCACTCCACAGTGCGCCATCGGAGTCATCAGCGAACTTGCCAAGTAAAAACCTATTTCTAGCTTTTTCAGGGAGGCTGTCCAGCATGTCGAGATACTCGGAATCGAGGTTCTCTTTATTATCTGCTGGGTTTATGAGTTCAAATCGGTAGTTGCCCGGATTCTTCTCAGGCTGTCCAGTTTCAGGGTTCTTGTGTTCAATAAACCGCTTATACGTCCAGTGCCTTTTAGATGGCGGGTTGAAGTCGTAGTAAGCCTTTAAACTTAAAGTCTCAGTCTTTTGCGCCAATCGAGTCAGGGCTAATACAACTGAATTAAATGGTATTTGAGAACACTCGTTGAAATAGATGGTGCAAAACTCTTGACCTAAAACCTTCTCTGTCCGTTCTTTGTCATCAAGGCCGCCAAACCATATCTCTGATCCATTTGGTAGCTTAAGGAACCAGTCAGACTTACTCAGCTCGCAATGCTCCCACACGCCGGGGAAGCAAAGCTCAAAGACGGTTGGCAGTGTGTCATAGACGATACTGGCTTTAATGGCGTTAAACCTGAATCTGAATATAGCGTGTCGGCTATTGGGTTCCTTTAAAGCTCTTAGCACTACAGCCCTTAACAGTAAGAATGTCTTACCGCTCCGGCTTCCTCCACCTAGCCCGCAATGTGTAGCCTTGGATATTAGGCAGTCCATTGCGCTGTCTTGTGCGCTGGTAAGTTTAAACGTGGGCATCTTTCCCCGAAATAGTAACCTGTACGGGGCCAGCGTCAGCGCCAGTGACCGCGAGTTTACTACCCTCTTTACGATCAATGACCTTGTGTGCTGTGTTTATATCGCCAAGATTTAAGCTGTCTAGCACTACTCCCCGCGCCTTATAGACTGGGTTTTGCTTGAGAAGCTCTTTTCTGTCCGAAAATTCAGGATTTTTTTGTCCGTAGAGGTACAGTGTTGACATTGAAATATCAGCAGCTAAACAGGCTTCCTGATCTGTACAGCCCATCAGAAATGCAGTCTCTAATTTTAGGATTGCATCCGGGGTTACTACACTAGGCCGACCAGCCGTCATATGTCAATTCCAGAATAAAATGCTGCCTCAACTCTCTGTCTGTATAAGACTGTTTTTTAGATTTTAGAGTAGACAGCAAAACTTAGGGGCAAAGCCCTATTGAATACTCTGAGTATGCCCTAGTGGTTACTCCGCTGGGAGGTGGATGTGCCATTTATTTGTTGCACACCATGCAGGACTCCACTGACAAATTGCAGCCCATTGGCTAGGTTTCTCCCTAGCGTATTTCTGTGACCTTCCCCTCGTTTCTCAAGCCAGCGTAGTGACTTCCTATCTCTATAGACTCGTTTGATGACCTTGTATTGTTCAGGGTCATCTTTCTTGAGACAGGTTAACGCGTAATCAATCCACATAGCTTCATCGTCAGATATGCTTGCACCTCGACTGGGACCACGTAGTCGGCTTAACGTGTCTGCGTGTGGGTAGCCAATATCAGCGGGGTTATTGACGTTAGACCAGCGATAGTATTCGCTCAAAACTTCGTCCATGTCGTCGCTTAACATCTGTGCAATGTCTCGCAAATATCGTCCAGCTTAATCACGATACTTTCAATATCCGCTAAATTGAGAGCGATAGCTTCCATTGAGTCAGCCATTCTACGGATACAGTCTGCTATTTCTTGCTCAGTAATAGGCTCTTGCATAAGATTCACTCGTCGTCAGGTTGTAGTAATGCTGATTGGGAAAACTGAATAGCTGATGCCGCCCCCGCTATCTGTAAATCGTCCAAATTAGATGTGTAGGCTATTAACTCAACCTCATTATTGGGGCCGATTGTCACTACAAACAAGCCAAACCCAGTTGGATACCCCTTAATAATATTATACGCACTTCCGAGAGTCTCAACCATATCTTCGGTTGTATCTTTACGGATGGGCGTGGGGTCAACCATTGCGTGGCCTGACAGTGATACGATGTATCTCGCCGTCGATCTTGTCGTAGGTTATCATTTTGGCCCCTCTCTGGCTCACCCAACCACCCCTAGCTGCGTATGCGTCA